TAAAATTTTAAATTCATTAAAAAAATATATTGAAAATGATATATTGAATAATAATTTAATTCAAAAAAAAATTAATGATGAATTTATAAGCAATATAAATATTTTAGATATAGAAGGAAAATATAGTGTGTGGAAGGGATTTGTACCAATGCTAGAAAATTTTTTTATGAAAATAGTACAACCATTACCTAAGAATTTCGTTGAAAAAATAACAAATAAACTGAAATCAAAAGAAAATGTTTTTGAAGATGTTTATATTATAAAATCTAAGATAATGGAAACTTCGTTTGGTATACAATATTTAATACAAAATATTATAGAAAAAGAAAAACCAATATTAAAAACAAAAAGTAATATAATATTGTTGGAAAATAGTTGTTGCAGTAAAAATAATAATGAGGTTATGCTATATTTCTTAGAAAAGAATAGTAATATTAAACAATATTTTGAAATGATAAATAGTTATAATGCAGTTATTAAAAATTTAGAAGTAATAGAACGACCTGCAATATTTACAAATGCAAAAAATAATGAAATTATTAAAAATGAAAAAAGTGAAAGTGAAAATAATGAAACTACCAAATATAATTTAAGCGAGGAATTAATTTATAAATCTTTTATCAAATTATGTAGGTGGGAAAATAATAATATAAATAACACTGATTTAATTAATATTTGTGGTTTAAAAAATGTCAAATTTGAATATAATGATACAATTAAAGATAAAATAAAAAAAATAAAAGATGAAAAAATAAATTTAAATGAAAACATGCTAAACGAACTTTTAAAAATAATAAGAAAAAAAACAATGACTGTTCTTGATAATGCAAAAGAAGACTTAGTAAAGATAAATAAAATTATTGAGTTCTTGTCAATGGAAACAAATATAGAAAAACATTTATTACCTATCAAAGAAATTATAATGAACTTTAATAATGAATATATGAAAGAAATATCTTCCGGTAAGAAAAAAGATTATACAAAAGTAATTATAGAAGCTACAAATGCATTAGAAGAAAAAATAAAAGAAAACAATGATAATATAACAACATTTTTAAATGCACATTTAAAATTAAATAAAAACAAAAAAGCAATGTTAAAAAATGTATTACATGAATGTATTCTTTTTAAGGATAATGAAAAAGCATTTGTTCAATCTAATAATTTTGGTTTAAACATTATAAAAAACATAACTACAATATATCCTTCCGTACTTGTGAGAAATCACAAAACAAATTTAATAATAAATAAAAACTGGTCATTAGCAAAAGAACATCAGTTAAAAATAAAAGATATTATAAATGATGATTTAATTGATTTACAAGAAATCTATGGTAAAATAGATAACAATTTAATTGAAGTATTAAATATGGTTTTAGAAATAGCTCCTATATATAATGAGCTAGTAGAATACTTACCGATGCATTATAAAGACAGTAAAACTATACCATTTATGTCAAGTGAATTAGTTAATAAAATATTACATTATTTAATAGTCACCATTTTAAATGAATATATATCTTTATCGTTAAATATTTCAAATTCGTTAGAATATGATGATACTGTTATATTTCAAAAAAACATTTCAGAAATACTTTTAATATTTATACAAAAAATAAATTCAAGTAAAAGCATATTAAATTTTGATAATGAAAAATTAAAGCGAAAAGTAAAGAAAACGAAAGAAAAGGAAAAAAAAGAAATGACAGATAGATTAAAAAAAATATGCGAAAATGACGAAGAAAGAGAAGCTGAATTATTAAAGAAATATTTGAAATTAGGACCAATATGGAGTAAAGGATTAAAGAAAAGCAATATATCATACGATGCTAATAATTACACTGAAGAAAGCAATAGAATAATAGGTGAAGAAAATATTAATGCATATTTACGTGAAGAATTAAATGAAAATGAATATATTGGAGATTTTGATTCAGATTTTAATGAAGGAGGTTATAATGATGTAGATAATTAATTAAACAATATATTTTTTTTTACTTTATATATATCATAATGAATATAATAACTCCTAGTAATAAAATAATATTTGCAATATTGATTTTTTTAACATGTATATTATTAATACATACTTTACAACCATCAGTTATTTATAATAAAGATGGTTCCTTTAAAAATTTCGGTGTAGGATATAAAAAATTTACAGTATTACCCATGTGGGTTTTTGTAATAATAATAGCAATATTATCATACATGATTGCATTATATTGCTCATTATTGCCTAGAATCAAATTTTAATTTAGGATAAATAAATTAATATATAATTTTTTAGTTTATAAATAATTATATATGAATAATCCAAATTTAATAGAGCCAGGAATGAAATATTTTTTAGATAAATCGTTGGTAAATTGTAGAAATTTAAAAGATAAATATTTGAATTATTTTTTTAATATAGGAATATTTCTTTTATTTATATTACTTGTAGGTAGTATTTTATATTTTAAATATAAGGGTAAACCTAGTAAATATGAATTAGAACAAAAAGAAATTCAAAAGAAGCATTTTATTTTATCCAAAATAAAAAATTATCAAGATGCAAAAAGACATTCATCAAAAGATTTAATAACAGGATTACCAGAATGGAATAATGAATGGAATAATGAATACAATAAATGATTACAATTAATGTTAAAATAAAAAATATATATATTTATTATGAGTGATAATAATGATAATGATAATGATATAAATAGTGATTTAATAAATGAAAGAATAAGAAAATACTTTGAATTAAAAGAAAAATATGAAGAAAGAAGAATAAAGTTAATAAAAAATAAATATAATAAATTAAAAGAGAAGGGGTTTTCTAAAAAAAAAATAAAATCAATTATTCAAAATATGAAAATACCTTGTATTATATGCAATAACAAAGGTGGTAGTATTTTTAAAGTAGAAAATGAAAAATATATTGCTAGTTGCAATTGTGAAAATAAATGCAAATTTAATATTGAAATACTAAAAGGAAACTATAAACCAACTAATATATTATTATCAAATGGTAATAATGATATTACTATAATTAAAGAAGATATTATAAAAACAAAAATGAAGCATATACTAAGTTATATAGATAATGCTACAGCAAGTAGTTTATTTAGTAAATTAAAAAATCAAATGGAGGGTTCTTCAGCTGACATATATTATACAAAAGTTATTTTTCAAGATATATTAGAAGAAAATAATATGAATATTGATAGTAAAGAAGATAAGGAAAAAATAGATAATATTCTAGAATTTAAAACCATGATAAATGATTACATTGAAACACAAGAAGAAATAAAATTAAAGGAGGCAATTAATTTTCAAATTGAAAATATAGATAATAATAGAAGGGAAAAAAAAATAATGAAATATTCAGATACAGAACAAATAGAAACAGAAGGTTCAAAAATAATTCAATATAAAATAAATATATAAAATATATATATGTTAAGTAAATTAATTTCAATACCAATATTTATAATAAGTTTTGCAATTGGCATATTTTTTGTATATATTTTTGGTCCAAAGAATAAAGTAATATACATACAACCAAACACAGAAAACTATAATAAATTCATAATTGAAGATAAGGCTGGAAATTGTTTTCACTATGATAAGCAAATAGTGCAATGCCCTAGTGATAAAAGTAAAATAACAAAAATAAAACCACAAATATAATATATTAATTATATATGTATTTAAAAAATATAATTAATTCAAATACTGGAAGAATAATAATGTCTATTATTTTAGGTTTGGGTTTAGCAACATTTTTTAGAAGTTATTGTAATGAGAAAAATTGTTATGTTTTTCTTTCAAAAAATCCAAAAAATGTAGAAAATAAAATATTTGAAGAAGATAATAAATGTTATTCATATAATTTAAACTCAACATCATGTCATTCAAAAAAAAAAAAGGTGCGTTTTTCAATATAAAAAATTATTATAAATAGTTATTATGACTGAAAATAATGGTACTACAAATTTAAATGATTTACCAAATAGCAATGAAAATATTTTGCTTAATATTAGTGAACCAACATCAAATGTAGTTGAAACTAATACTATAAATGAATTAGTATCAGGAATTCAAGATGCAACAGGTGGAGGTGTTTTAGAACTACCTTCAAGAGATATTTCTCAAAAAACAACACAAATAACAAATGATGAAAAGGTTAAAGTAAATTATATACCAAAAACTGAAGATTATATAAAACAATATGAAACAAAGGAAGAAATACTTAAAAATGAAAGATTGCAAGAAAATAGAAAAGATAATATTGATTTTCTATTTAATGAGTTAAATACTTATGTAATAATTGCGTTATTATATTTTTTATTTCAAATGCCTTTTGTTAATAAACATTTATATCATTATTTAAAAACATGTTTTGATAGTGACGGTAATTTAAATTTTCAAGGGGTTGTTGTAAAAAGTTTGCTATTTGCAGCGATTATTTATGGTATTGATAAATTTATTTTGAATTTGATAGAGTTATAAAATAATAACTGTAAAAATATTTATAGATAATTTATAAATATTTTATATATAATGCTAAGATTATTTGATGTATCATTAAGAGATGGTTTACAATCAGTGAAAAGAATATATTCATTAAGAGAGAAAATAGATATTTTAAATAAAATAATACAGTACAACCCAAGAAGTATTGAAATTGGTTCTATTGTTTCTAAGAAAAAGGTACCGCAAATGGCAAATTCTATAGAATTATTATATTATGCCCAAAACAATATTAAATATATCGGTGATTATTATATTTTAGTTCCCAATGAAAAATCATTAAATATTGGATTACAAAATAATGTAATTAATTTTTCTCTCATTAATTCTGTTTCTGAACTATTTCAAAATAATAACATTAATGCATCAATAAAAGAAACGAAGCAATTTATTGAAAAAGTTTATCAAAAAAAAGAAAAAGAGAGAAAAATAAATAAAATAAAAATTTATTTATCTTGTATTAATTTTTGTCCTATTTCAGGAATCATAGAAAATGATAAAATAATAGAAGAAATTATGTATTATTCAAAATATGATAATATAAATTTATGTTTATCTGATACTTGTGGAAATTTGAAATTTGAAGATTTTAAATATATTATAGATAATATTAATTTTAATATGAATAATATTTCATTACATTTGCACATATCAAATGAAAATAGAAATAATATAAAGAATATTATATCTTATGCATACAAAAAAAATATAATTGAATATGATGTATCTTGTGTAAAAACAGGGGGTTGTCATATGACATTAGAAGATAATAAGTTAAATGCAAATTTAAATTATAGTGAGTTATATAAAATATTTAAAGAATAAAAGTATTCTACAATATTTAGAAAATAATTTTTTATCTATTATAAATTCATTATTAAAATAGATTTATAATATCAAAATAATATAATAAATGAACAAACGTAGCATAATAAATTCAATATATTCAAATAACCATAATCTTAGTAATTCTAAATATACATATAATGGAAATGTTAATAAAACATCTAGAAATGCTATTAAAAGAAGAGTTATAAGAAGTGCATTTATTGACCCTAGTTTTTTTGAAAATATAACTCTTACAAAAAAAGAAAGCATTAAAATACAACCAGAACCACAACCTGAACCGGAGCCAGAAACTGAACCAGAACCTGAACCTGAACCCGAACCTGAACCTGAACCCGAACCTGAATATAATGGTATATCTATTTATAAATCAAATATTTTATGCAGAATACAACCATTATATCTAGAAACTAATGTTAGTATAGTTAATAATAAATATGTATTTAATAATGTAAATTATAAAGACCATGATTTTTTAGGACTTTACAAGGGAAAATATAAATTAATTGGAGTAAATATAAATAATCCTATTGGATTTGTAATTAATGATAGTAATTTTAAAATTACAGGTATTTTTGCAGGAACAAATACTATTGAAAATATAAAAATAAATTATTATTATGGACCAATATTTTTAGAAATTTTAGATAATATAGCAAATATTAGTTATCATAGTTTAAATAATGGATATATGGGTGGTTATAAAAGAATAATCTATACTAAAAAATGCTCTTTTTACGATGAAAATTTAAATACAATAAATGAAGAAGATGAAGAAGATGAAAATACAGATATTCATGAAGATTTTTTTCAAAATACAATA